TGCCAACTCAGACAGCTCCAGATGAAGAAATTGACTATGGTGAAGATGAACCAATGTTTTTTGACGACGCCGACGAAGGTCCAGAATTACAAGAAGAGCAACCCTCAAAAGGATACAGTTCAATTGATGAAGAGAAGAGTGATCTCCTGAATAAATTGGGTCGTCTCGAGAAAAAAGGCTTTGCTGTGAACAAGAGACTCAATGCTTATTCCAATGTTGAAGATCTCAGAACAGAAGTTAAGAGGATTACCTATAGTATTGATGTTGAACAATCCATTCGCTTTTCTCGGCGTATGTTAGTTGCTTGTGTTACAGGTCTTGAGTTCTTGAATAAAAGATATAACCCCTTTGAGATTCAACTCGAAGGGTGGTCCGAGTCTGTGATGGAGAATGTGGATGACTATGATGGCGTTTTTGAGGAACTCTATGTGAAGTACAGAAGCAAGGTCAATGTTGCTCCAGAAGTTAAGCTCATCATGATGTTGGGTGGTTCAGCGATGATGTTCCATCTTACAAACTCCATGTTTAAGAGTGCCCTTCCAAATATGAATGATGTTCTCAAGCAAAATCCAGACCTTGTTAAAAATATGATGTCAGCGGTTCAAAATACAACTCGGGCACCATCCGGACCAGCGGATGCAGCACCGGTGGGTGGTACAGGACAATATGAGATGCAAGGTCCAGGCGTCGATATATCAAGCCTCATGGGCGGCATTATGATGCCACCACCACCACCAATGAATACAACTGTACAAGTGCCAGTCACTGAACAAGACGACGATGATGTGTCTGACATCGTGTCAATTTCGGGGGAATCAACTGGAGGTGAAGTAAAAGAGGTCAATGTGGATGACAGCAAGTCAAAGAGGGGTCGTAAGAAGAAGAAGACAGAAATTAATCTCTAACTACAATATAAATGATAGGCTACTGTCCTTTGGAGGATCTCGAACCTCCGGTCAGACAACAGCGACCTGTTGTTATACCCAAGGCTGAAGAAGCAAAGCCTGTGGTTGGCCTCGAGGAAACTGAATGTAATTACGTCGTCATGGCTTTCATTGTCGGCGTCCTCTTCTTAGCCGTCTCTGATTCCATCAGGGCGTAAAATTGAAATTTAATTCTACCATTGGGTTTTCCCCAATCCGGTAAAATTAATAGTTAAAAGTTTTAATTGATACACCACCCCCAGTACCCGTGTCGAGATCTGTGGTAGTATTAGAGTCGCGTGTGAGACTTACCAATTTTCCACCACATGAACTCATAAGTTCAACTGAAATGTCGTATGCATATTGGCGTGTACCATCTGTGTTATATGGAACGAGGCGAATACTTCTTCTGCCAGTTGATACAGTTGGACTCCATGGATAGCTATTGGTGCCACCAAACAGATTCTTTGTACCTATGGCTATGTCAAGAGTAGATGGAGTATCTTCGTCACTAGAACCACCTTGGACTTCTAGAAGCATTGTACTCACATCTTTTGTAGTTGAACCATCTATTCTTCTCAGCATAGCGACAATCTTTGCATAAAACGCACCAGCTCCAAATGTGAGTACAAGATCCAAGTCGCTAAAATCTGTAATTGAGTAGCTATACGAATAGAGTTTTCGAGAAACATAGTCACTGTTTGTAATGACACCACCCTTTACATGAAGATTTGTTTCTGGTGAAGCACCTGCGAGGTTTATACCGATTTCGTTACCCAATTCAATTTCACCGTCAAATTTAATATCTCCCGAAATATCTAAGTTACCATCAATTTTGACATGTGTATGTTTTGGTACAATATGAACATTACCTGTATTTGATGCATAAATATTTGAAGTACCCGCGGTTGTCACGAGATCCACAATTGCATTACTCGTTGTATTCTCAATCTTTGGATTTTTGTTATAGACATGAAATCCAGCCGATGGAACCGTTGTACCTATACCTACATTACTGTGAGACGAAGATTTAAGTATTGTAATAGCATTCGTTTCACTATTGTTGTATTCACCACCAAATATCAGACCCGCTGTTGAAGCCGTGACATTTTTATAACCGTGTATGTAACCACCATAGCCACTACCTTTATGAATGACAAGACCTGTCTTTGAAGTACCAGATGCCGCTGCGGCACTTTCAATAATCGCAACATCTTTATTTGTAGTCTGACCAGCATAGACATGAAGATTGGATGATGGTGAATCTGTACCAATGCCAAGAGCCCCTGTATTTTTGAAGCGCATTTTTTCAACATCATTTATTTGGAAGACAAAGTCACGATTATCTGATAAACTATTTATGATATTGTTTGTGTCGGCGTCACTGGATTTAAGTTCCATACCACCAGTTATAAACGACTGTTCTTTTGGAATTCGTATACCACCATTGACATACAATTTATCGGTAGTGTTAAGACCATCTTCAGATTCTGTCGCGACTAGAACGCGTTCGGTACCAGAAACCATAAGAACGGGTCTTGTATTAAAAATACCCGAGACCGCTGTATCTGAGATTATGTTGTCCACATCATCTTGATCAAGTGCTCCAGTATTATCATAGACTTGGAAACGATGTTCAGCCGCAACATGTCTAATTCTATCGGGACCAGCACCAGCTGCACGAGATACACCATCATTACCCTTGAATATGAAAAGTTCAGAAGATTCATTTTCATATAGTTGCTCTAACATGAATGTGTGATGTCTGAGATCACCTTCATCGTTTGCAACACCAGCAAACGAAAGTTCATTACCAATTCTTACATCACCATCAACTGTAAATCTTGCCACTGTAACATCCGTACCTATACCAACATTACTTGAAACACCGTCAATGAATAGAGCGGTGTGTAAAACATTTGAAACGGCAAAGACATTGTTTGTAATTCTAAAGTCGCGATCACCAACTCTATCAGTCATACCCGCAGACCAACCCTGGTTTGCATCATCAGTAAATGAAACAAATGCATCAGATTTATTTGCACCTGTTTTGACGGTTATGATAGAATCCTGTGCTTCTGAAGCACTTGGATTATACACAACTAAACCGTTACCACTTGGATTTCCGACTCCCGATGATTTTACTTCCAATGGTGCAGTTGGATCAGTTTTACCTATACCAACACGGCCATCACTTCTCACTGACATAATATCAACATCATCATAAGCACCATGTGCCAATTTTATGTCCATTCTAGTTCTGGAGGCTCCAGCTTCCCACCTATCAAGAGCAAATAGCGCTTTAGCGCCATAACCAGACGCAGCCTCTCTTGCCAAAATCATTGTAGATTGTGGATCGTCCACACCAGAAATACCATTTTGATTTGTCACAACGAGGGGTGTCAGTGTATGATCATAATTATTGTTACTTGAAGTACCAACTTGTCTATTTATATAGACAGTGGCACCCGAAGTATTCAAACGACCGTGTGGTGTTGTGACACCAATACCTACACCACCATTATCGGAAATAACCATCTTTGGACCACCCATAGTACCAGTAGATGTCACACCAAATTTCATACCTTTACCAGAACCAACATGAGCTTCTAAGAATGCATCAGCGTTGGTATCTGGTCTCACACGCATTTGCATGGAGGTTTGTTGTGCAGTACCGAAAATGTTACCCAGGGTCAGTGTATTTGCAAAGTTGATTTTTACTGGTCCAGAAACTGTGACGGTATCACTTGGAGCTGTATTATTAAATCCAAATTTACCATCCGAAGTTAATCTCATGCGTTCGGTGTTCTTAGTCTTGAACCTGATAAACTGGTTTGCTGGTGTTTCAGATGCAGCCGAAAGTTCAATTATACTCGCACTTTCCACAGGAGTACCCGACTTCAAAATGAGAGAGTTTGATGTGTCGTTTGTAGCACTTGAATCATTTGCGTGAATTACAAGTTCACCCGAAGATTTTATATTGTAGGTGCCATTATCTGTTGTCACACCTGGACCACCAATGCGCATATCACCAGTTATTCGAGCAAAGTCGGTGAGAACATTTGATGAATATGTATTACCATAAACATACCATGTGTTTCCATCGTAGATGTTACATGTCACTACCGCAGGGGTACCTATATTAAGAGTATCTTTAGGTATTGTGTTCGCAATACCAGAAAGCCAACCATCCGCACCGGTGGTTCTAAGACCCTTTGCTTGAATGTTACCAGCAATTGAAATCACAGATGCGGTTGGATCCGCAAGACCAAGTGGATTTACTGTGACTGCATTACCTACTTGAAGACCAAGGGGACCAATCTTAAGACCTTTGGTGTAAGTGTACCCATCAACTTCCAATATATTTGAAGATTCACCGGGAAGTACCACACCCGGTGGAGTACTCACTCTAAACTTGTCGCCAATACAAAGATTACTCGTTGGGTTTGTATTACTTACACCGAGTTTTTTGTCCACATATGTGTCACCGTATACATGAAGATTTACTGTTTTTGTTGTGTCAACTGTAAAACCTGTAAAACTTTCTACGAAATCTGATGTATAAAAGAGACCCATTTCTTTTGTATCATCTCCAAAGCGAGTGTCATCCTTGTAACCAAATCCAATATTTGCTGTGGGTGAATCACCCGGTGCCAAAATTATACCAGTTTCGACTGTACCATTATTGCCATTACCAAGTAATATTACAGGATCTTCAGTAACTGATGGTTCATACGATGTATATTTGGCAATGTCCGAAACCGAAATATTACCAGTAATTCTCACATTACCTTCTAGATAAAGATCTCCAATTTGAGTTACATCTCCTGTAATATATGCAACATTGGCACCCTCGTCAGAAAATCTAACATTTGAACCAACATCGAGATTTGATGTAACCAAAATATTGGTTGAAACTAAGTTTCCTACTACCGTGACAACATTTGCTGCACTATCGTTGATTATAATATTTGAACCGGGACCGATTAAATTATTTGTAATAATGACATTTGTGGCAGCCAGGTTACCACTGACTGTCATAAGATCACGACCCGTCAAGTCGATATCTACTTTCCGCGTAGCACCATCATTAACTTGAAACGCTTTTGTTGGGTTTGTTGTACCGACGGCGAGCTGGTTGTCTACGTAGAAGCGTGAAGCTCTACCACGATCCTTGAGATCAAAAACAATGGTATCATTCACATCCATAAAAAGTTTGGTACCCAAAGAAAAGTTTTTAGTTGGTACTGTATTCGCTATACCAAGGCGCCCTCTTATACCATCACTTGATTTGAGTAAAACTTCGTTTGCTTCAATTTCTTTAGTCAAAATACTCTTGACGCCTGTAAGAGTTTCCTGTTCAATGGGTTCTGAGTCCAGATTTGCTACATAAATCTGTTCAAATCTTGCGGTTCTACCCATTTATACTTTAGTTACCGAATAAAATTCCAGCCAAACCATCCTTGATCCTGAGGACATTATAGTTTAGAGCAAAAACGCTAATGTCATCTTGGTTACCTCTAAGATTACCTTTTTCAACGCCGCGAAGTATGAGTTTTGCATTATCAAGCCTACTGAAGTTGCATGTACCCGAGGGGTTATAGTCTGATGCATTTAGACCAAAGTGATACACAAAGTATCTTGTGTACATAAGATCTTCGGAATCAACACGGAAATCGGTCTTACCATATTTTGACTTGTAATAATTTTGAACTGTGTGGAAATAAGTTGGACTCATGTTTTCAAGAAGGGGTGTTCCATTCACATGAATATCAGCATTTTTAAAAGTAAAACGATCATTTGTTGGATCAATATTTGTTGCCGAATATCCAAAAAATATAGATTTCACTGGATGATTAAAAGTTCCAATGTCCAAATCGTTGTATCCACCAGTTTGAGTCTCATTATTTACAACATTTGAGAGGGGAAATTCAACCTTCTGCGTTTGTGTGATTATAAAATCCATTTGTCTCTTTACGAGGGATTCTCTCTCTTCCTTGTCTAAATAAATGTAATTACCGTAGACATTGATTCGTTTCTGTGAGGCGCCATATCCTGTGAGACTTGTTTCGTCAAAATTGACTCTCACTTCAACCTGATGATGTGCAAGAGACACGAGAGGTAAAAATGCTCCATGATCACAAAAGAAAAAGTGAAGTGGTTGAAAGTTTCTATTTGAGATACTCGTCTTGTTTGTGAGTTCTTCTTGCTTTGTCCAACTCTCAGCAAGATAGTTTGGCCAGATGTCTGCGTAGTAGTCGTAGTGTTGAGAATCTATTTTTTGACCCCCAATATAAAGATCAATTGTTGAATTGTAGAGGAGATTTGAAGAAACATTTGAATTCTTATCAAATCCCTCGAACCAGAGACAATTTATAAGATCCCCCAAAACGGGAACAGTAAAAACTGGGTCTTTATCTGTAATTGTCTTAATCAACTTTGGGGCTTGTGAAAAGTTTGTATGCCTTGTAAATTTCATGCGAAAGAATGAATGCCCCTCTTCGCTATTGATATACATGTCCTGCGCACCCTTGGAGACGAGTTGAATTAATGCACCAGACATTTAATTTATGTCCAGATTATAAAAACAGTGGTTTTCCCTGAGGGAACTCCGTCTTCTTCTCTTCCTCGGCAACCTTACCATGAATCTTAAATCCACCTTGGCGGTACACTTTCATTCTCTTGTAGAACATAGCTGTAAAGAGTGACCATGGGTCATGAATGTCATAGATGTGCGGATTGTTCTTCTTACCTTTGGTCTCCCGCATAATTCGACCAATACTTTGAGTTATGTCAGACTTTGGCGAAGCCAATATGACTGTATCCAGTGTTGGGATGTCGAGACCTTCATGGGCTTGTGAGAATGTCGCAAAGATGATCTTCTTTTGGGATGAAGCTTGGAGATCGGCTTCTTTCATACCACCCATATAGAGACCTGAGTTTTTGGGGAAACATTGGTGAAGCATCTCACAGTGCCAGCGCCTGTCACTGAGGACAAGGAGTTGACGAGTTCCCGCAGAAGCCTTCTTGATGAGTCCTACAAGCATTTGATTCCTCTTCCTGTCCTCTACAACTTCCGTAATCATGTTTGGCATGGAGACTTTACCGAAGCGTGTTGAGGGTGGTGGATTTCTATAGTTGAATGATTCGTAGGTCACGGGAAAGACTTCTACTTGTTCTTGGTTCTTCCTCTCAACGGCAAAAAAGGTTGGACCCATAAACCAATGAAGAACTTTTGTGAGTCCATCTTTTCTCTCGGGTGTTGCCGAAAGGCCAAAGATGTGCTTGGGACACATTTTGAAGAGAGACTGGGAGAAGACCTTCGCACATATATGATGGGCTTCATCAACTATGAGTGTCCCAATTGAATCAAAGTCACTGAAAGAGTACTCCTTGAGGGAGAGAGATTGAAGCATAGCTATCACAAAGTCGCGGTCCGTCTCCTTCTTATCTTGTTGAACTATACCTATTGTGGCACCTGGGCAGAACTGTTGGATTCGCTCCCTCCACTGATCCGCCAAGAACTGTTTATGAACAACAATCATAGTTCTGTAGCCCAATTTACAAGCTATCGCCAAGGATACGGTGGTCTTTCCATACCCGCATGGGAGCGAGAGAACTCCATGACCCGCACTAAGAGCCGCAGCAAGTGCGGCGTTCTGATGGGTGGCGTCTCTGAGTTGTCCAACAAATTTAGCCTGAGA